AATCTTGGAAATAATAAAATTTTATCTTCAAAATCTTTTCTCATCCCATGATTAGCTTGCGATGTCCATTGAGCATTAGCAAACTGACAAATATGTAAAATATGTAATCCTGGCTTAATATCGGTGTCTTTTTCCTTATCTTCAATTATAGGCCAAATTGGTAATTCACCTTCTTCCATTTTGTCCGGGTCATGTAAGGCTTCTTCTATAGCTACTCCACCACCTTGACCATCCATAGCAATAGCAATAGTTGGAAATGCCTTCATTAAGTCTCTAATTTTTCTTGCACAAAAACCATAAAAATCTTGTGATTTAGCTAAACCGGCTTTTAATCTTTTCTTAAAATCTGTTCTATTTGTTGACCAACCATATACTATTTTTGCATGGTCTGAACATAATTCTAACACAATAATACTAAAATTATCTTCTTCTGAAGCAGGGTCTACTCCAATTACATATTCTTTATTTTTATTGCCATGTAATAAAGCATCAAACCATATATCTCCAGATGGTAAAGCAATTGGTTTTGTTGGAGTACCAACACAACTTTCTATTAATGAACGCTTATAAAAGCCATCACTATCATCTATAAAAGATGCACCATATTCTAATGCATAGATTCCAGAATTAATAGTAGCTCTTGCTCTAATAATCTGTTTATCATCCATAAATCCTTCTGGAATTAATTCATATGGAATACGAATAACAGAATAGTCTCTCCAATCAAAACCTTCTGGAATAACATCCATTCCAAGAATTTCTTTTAAAACCCTCTCGTCACCCTTACTATTAATAATATCACAATATCTTTTCCAATATTTAGCAAATGGCTTAAAACCATAATCTGCTGTTCCAGAAATAATAGCTTGGTTTCTTTGTCTACTTTGATATTTCTTTTCAGCATCGGCTGTCCATAAACCGAGTTTAGCTATTTCTCTTCTACGAGCAGCTTCCATAACATTAGTTACTGGACTAGATGAAACAGCAGTAAAACCAGCAACAACCGTTTCATATATATCTGGAGGAATAGATGCAAACTCATCACTAATAATAATATTCGCACGCAAACCTCTAATTTTACTGCCATCACCAAGAGGAATGGCCATCGCCCAACTTTCTTTAGCATTACTAATATTTAATTTCATTATACAGCGGTCAACATCTCTTCTTGGACCACTATCACTAGTACATAAATCTCTCAATATTGGAGCATTACGCCAAATACTTTCCATATATTCAAATATAACTTTTGCCTGTCTAAAACCTGAACCAACAATAACAATTTTTGTACCTGGACATGTGATACATTTAAGAGTAGCATATAATGCTAATAAAAAGCTTTTTCCAAAACCTCTGCTTGCCACATACATTGGAAATGGGCGAATCCATAATTCTTGACAAATAACAGATTGTTCTGGAATTAATGTAATATCTAATAAAACCTTACATGCAAAAGCAAGATAATTTGGGTCGCGCATTAATCTTACTTCCAATAATCCTGGGTTTGCAATATCCATTGCATCTCTACGAATTAATGGATTATCTCGCTCAATCTTAGAAATATCTCCAAGACCTAACCATGCGCTATCTATCCACTTTAAATTAAGTTTTTCTAAGCTCATATACCCTCTTCATTAAATTAATAGCAACATGTTCTGCAAAAGCAACATTTCCACAAGCAATAACATGTATACCATTTCTGACTTGAATTTCCGAAAGAACTTTCATTATATATGAGCCATTAATACGAATTTTACTTTGTAAATCTTTTGGAATATTACTGCCTTCTGGATACATGTCTATTTGAAAATAATCAAATTCCAAAATTAAAAATTTATATGGAAAATTACTCATTCTTTCCATTTCATTTTTAAATCTATCCTGGGTAATATTAGTAGCAAGCTCGGAAACACTTCTTTTACGTTCTATACAAAGAACGTCTTCCAACCCAACTATACTATAATCTCCAGTATCTAATTTCTTATTAATAATATTATCTATAGAAGAAGATTGGGCAAATGACCAAGGTTGTTTTTCTCTAGTATCTATGATTACATCAAACATTTTTTGCTTTCATTTGTAAAATTTGACTAAAAACAATTACATAATAATCTTCTTTTCCATGTATAAATTTATGATGTTTACAACATAATGTTATACCATTATTTATAGAAAAACGTAAGCCTGGATATTTTGACCAACGCCTTATATGATGAGCATTAAGTCTTTTTTTAATCTTACATCCAGGCCATTGACATTGATAATTATCTCTCTTATAAACTGCTTTACGCCATTTAATATATTGAGGGTCTAAAAAATTTCTAACTACATTCCTTTTTATTCTTCTGCGCATTTTATGTCACTTTCAACCATAATTTTTATTAATTCATCAAAATAAATTTCTGGTGTCCACTTTAATATATTCTTGGCTTTTGACGCATCACAACGTAGATAAGGAACCTCATTAGGACGATATAATTCAGGGTCTATTTCTATAAAATCATAACAATCTAAACTTACCAACGAAAATGCTTCTTCTAAAAATTCTCTAACTGTATGACCTTTACCTGTTCCAACAATATAATCGTCTGGTTTATCCTGTTGTAATATTAACCACATAGCCTTTACATAATCTTTTGCATGACCCCAATCTCGTACAGCATCAATATTTCCTAGTTTTAAACGTGGAAAAATAGACCTTCCCATACTACTAATAATTTCTCCAGTTCTAATATTTGTTTTAATAGTTTCATTTTGATATCTTCCAGCATATGGAGTATGATGAGATTTTAAATGTTCAACTAATTTTCCTATATATCTAGTTATTTTTCTTGTGACAAAATTTTCACCTCTACGCTCTGATTCATGGTTAAAAAGTATACCGGCACTTGCATGAATTTTATATGCATCACGATACATACGCACGGTATGATGTGCGGCAGTTTTTGCGATAGCATAAGGAGAATTTGGAGAAAAAGGAGTTAATTCGTTTTGTACTTGTTCATATTTATCTGGTGCGCTTTCGGGGTCTTTATTATCTGGATTCCAATATGGAACTACGCTACAATTGCTTCCAAACATCTCAGATGTACTATTTCCTGAAAAAGCTATTTTCCCATCTCTTATAATCAAAAAATTATGATTATCTTGAATTTCTAAACACCAAACCTTTCCATTATATTGCTTATTACTAATATGTTCTTTATATAGTTTATTTTTACCACTATATCCAATTCCTATTATATACCTTGGTATTGTTTGAGTAATATATCTATTTAGTTTTTTAGAATATTTAGGTACATAATCCTCTTTTTTTTGTAAAGAAGGATAGTATCCTAGCGTAAAAATTAAATGAATTATATCTATAGCTAAGTTTTCATTACTAGTAAAATATTGTCTTTTACCATCTCCATCAGAATATAATAATCCATATAATAAATTTTGTAAAAATTGCCTATTATATTTATATACAGATTCATTAATTCTTTTTTTATCAAAATAACACCCAGCGTCTTCAATCAGTTTTTTTGCTAAACCAAAACACGAACACCAAACAATATTATCATTAAAATTAAATTCTAAACCCGCATCAGTTAGCAATTGACATATCAAACTTCTGGCTTTATCATTTTTAGGTATAGCGAATTCTATGCGACTAGTAAATTTAGAAGACTTAATATATTCAGATTTTATAGTCAAAAATTGTCCTTTTTCATTACGAAAATTCTGTCTATCCTTTCTATTAAAATTACTTTGATTATAAAATGCTTTTTTAATATATCCATCTCCAATATATAAACCAAGAAGAGTTGCATAAATATAAGAATCAATAGAAGAAATAAGATTTTTTGAATTATTTTCTACTGATTGTTCTAATATAATTTGAGGAATAGGAGCAATTGACATATTATTATGTTTACCAACAGGCATAGAATAATTACTTAATTTAAATTGCTTAAACAATTTATTTATTTTATAAGCTTTTTCTATTAATAAAGAATCATTATCATCTATTAACCAAACCTTATGATTTGGGGTAACACATTGATTAATTCTTCTCGATTTAAAACAAACCATATCTCCATTATAATCATATTCTAATATTTTTAAAATAGGTTTTAATTCAATATTTCTAGTATTATTATTCAATGTATATACTAAATCACCAATATTTAATTCGCTGTATTTTTTAATACCATTTGGTGTTAATACCATTGTTTCTATATCGTGACAAGCCTGATAGTATCTTGTTTGTAAAGAATATTGTTTAATAGCCTCAAGAACAAAAAGTGGTCCTTTCGCACAAACATCCCATGTATATGAAGGTTGATTAAAAGATATACCAACATGAGATTGTGCCGCTAAATTATAACATTCATCTGGTTTATATTTATTAATAATCTCATTAACTGAACTAGGGTCTACAATATCTCCATAAATTAATTTTAAATTAGAATGTTCAGTAAGTCTCTCAGTATTGTTTATGCTAACTCTTCTATTAACTCCTATAACCTGATATCCTTTATTTAATAATAATTCACTAAGATAACTTCCGTCTTGTCCCGTAATTCCATATATTAATGCTGTTTTCATATTCTTCTCCTATACATTCTTTATAGGTTTATCTGGACGGGCCTTAAAAATTCCTCTTGATTCATTATTAACCGCTGAATCATAAGGAGAAGGTTTTATAGTTTCTAATATATCCTTTTTAATAGTTTCTACATTTCTACGAGCATAATGAACAGCAGATTTTGGTACAGATGAAGAAGAAATATCTACTTTTTTATCTGGACCCCACACAAAATCACTTGGAGGAGTGTCTATTGGCTTTTTAATAAGCTCACTAAGAAATGATTGTTTTTCTTGGGGCGTTACAGCTAAACTATCCTCATTATTAACCTCTTCTATTATATGTATATCTTCTGGTTTAGGCATTATAGTAGATTCATTAATTGGAAAGCTAGTGGTTTGGTCTAGGATATCTGGAACAATGTCTGAAGCTGAAGAGTGGTCTTCTGTTAGTATTTTTTCCAATACAGATTCATCTGGTTTAGATTCCTCGATAAATAATTTTTCTTCTTCTGTTAAATTAGGTATTTTTTTCTTTCCCATATTTATTCCTCATCTTGTAATACTGTTTCTGCATTTAGTAATGGTCTATCAATCTTTCCATCAATATATGTATGATATTCACCAAGTTCTTTAGCTTTTTTATCTTTTGCTAATTTTTCCAATTCTATAGTGTCACCAGTTCTTTCTCTAAAAGATTCATCTTCTAAAGCTTTAATAAAACCGGCCCAACTACTTTTTGAATCTTCTATTCTTTTTACGCGCTGGTCACGGGTTGCTTTTAAATCTTTACTAATTGCCCCCTTTTTTTCTATTAATTTAACATATTCTGAGGCAAAAGCGGGAATTGCTGTACGAGCAAAACTTAATTGACTTTCTAAACTATTAATTAAAGCCATGTCTCTATTATCATCGCTTTTAGCATATTCATCATCAATTTGTGATTGTAGTCTTTCTACATCTTGTCTTGCTCTTTTTTGTTCGGCCATATTTCTATTTATTAAAATTTCCAAAGTAATATATTGTTTTAGTTCTA